GTCATTTATTATAGGCATATGCCCTGTGGTTATGTGGAGGATGGGGTGCCCAGACTCGAACTTAAAGTCATCTTTGCTCATTTTTTCGGGTGGGTATTTCGCCCCAACAAGTCGTTTGATTTCATCCATACATCCAAGGTATCACAAATCGGCTCAGTACAGAAGTGGTAAACTCAGATACATGACCTCCACTACCCGACGCTCGGCAAGAAACCAGCCCCTCCCGCCCAATGAATCCAGCCATCTGGTGGCCCTAAAAGGGTTTGGACTCTACCGGCGCGTGTGGGCACTCTATACTGCCGGATGGACCTTGCGCGCTGTTGGTGAAGCCTTCGACCCACCTAAATCTCGTTCTACAATACAGTCTTGGGTGAATAAAGGGCGTGAGGTTCCCCCCAACACTATAACCACGGGAGCAGACTTTGTACAGGCCCCCACACTCGTGACACCGCCTACCTATATCCCCGTGCGGCCTGTGTCTCCGGGCATCTCTGCCACAGACCTTGCGGAGATTCAGAGGCTTGCACCTATCGCTCGAAGGTATCGTGCGGGTATGAGTCCCAGGCATAAAGCCGCACTAGCTAATGGCGAACTGACTGCTGTGTGTAGTAGACTGTATACATCTGATGTTTCTGTTACCGAATTAGCCGAAGCTGCGGGTGTTACGTACCGGGCGATGGCTAAAAGATTGGGAAGAGCCTAAATGCCTTCTGTTGTTCATGACGTGTTCCCCGCCACTGTGGTCATTACGAACGCCGACTTTCCGACACCCGTGGGTGAGTTGCGGTCTCAGCCGCCCACGAAGAATGCAGCATATATTGCTATAGCTCGGGTTGTTGTCACGTCTGAACACATTATTGTGGCCCGCGACTCACAGGCGGGTCCGGTTGTTGTGTTTCGGGAGGCTATTGACCCGACTTTGCTTTACAAGACGAGCGACCCAAGAACTAAAGATTCGTATGTTACAACTCTTTCGGGAAAAAAGATTGCGTACCGCAAGGAAACTTCGTGTGGTTGCGGTTCTCGGTTGAAGAGTTGGAGACCTTTCTCAATCATGTCGAGTATTAAGGACCCCACGTCGTGACCGAAGATGGCTGTGTTTTCTGCGACATTATACGGAGACGAGAATACGATTTTAGTGACCGGCATGCTGTGTCTTTTACGCCCCTGAATCCTGTCACCCCGGGGCACAGACTTTTTATTCCGTTCCATCATGTGCGAGATTCCGCTGAGATGCCTTTCCTTGCAGGGGTTGTGTTTGAGTCCGCTTCGGTGTATGGTCGTATACAGGGCAATCCTTTTAACTTGATTACCTCTGCGGGGCCAGCGGCCACGCAAACTATTTTTCACCTACACGTTCACTACGTTCCTCGACTTCCGGGGGACGGATTACACCTCCCTTGGACAGCACATGACTGAAGTTCACGATATGACTTTTATCATTCTTGCGCTGGCCGTTTATCGTCTGGCGCATCTTTTTATTGAAGATTTCCTTTTAGAGTCCTTCCGGGGGTGGGTGTGGAAGAGGTTTCCTCCTGAATCTACTAAATTAGGATATCTTCTCACTTGTTATTGGTGCCTTGGCCTCTGGTTTAGTCTTTTCGTGGTAGTATTGTATCTAGTACTTCCGGTCCCTACTCTTATTGGGGCCGCTATTTTGGCAATATCCGCCGTAGTTGGTCTTATCGACCACTGGAAAAGCAACTAAGGACTCTTGATGGCAGCAAAAAACCCGTTTCGGAAAGATTTCGACCCGATTCCGGCTGTTCCGGCAGCTTTTTCGGCTCATAGACCCCTTACCGCTGCTGCTGCGCGTATTCAGTTGGATGATGCTTCTGAAGCAGAGATGTTTAAGCTTCGAAAAGGCTCTGAGACCGCTCTTTGGCAGTCTTCGGCGTGGGAATACTATGACGCTATCAGTGAAATCAAGTTTGCGTTCAATCTTGTAGCTAACATTGTTTCTCGGATTCGTCTTTTCTCGGCCATGATTGTTGACCCGGCTGAGGCGCCGGTAGATTTGCGTAAAGTGGAGAGCGTTGACCCGGCTTTGGCTGATGCGGCTGAGCGTGCGCTGATGCGTTTGGATTCTGCGTATGGTGGGCAGACAGGTATGCTCCGTGATGCTGCTTTGAACCTCTCTGTTACGGGAGAGTGTTATCTTGTGCAGGTTCCGGCTCGTGGTGGGCATGGTATTGATGAGTCTTGGGACATTCGTAGTGTTGATGAGCTTCAGATTACTAAGAGTGGGTCTTATATTACCCCTAGGCGTGATTTGGTGGGTGGAAATACGACAAAAGCTGGAATTATTCCTCTTCCTGACCATGCTTTTGTTGGTCGTATGTGGCGTGCTCACCCTCGGTTCTCTGAGGAGCCGGATTCTAGCCTTCGAGGGCTTCTAGACCTTTGTGATGAGCTTTTGCTCCTCAATCGTACGTATCGAGCTACTCACCGCTCCCGTTTGAATGCCGGTATGGTGTTTATTCCGGATGGTTTGGCTCGTGCGGCTGCTCCGGACCCTAATTTGTATGCTGATGAGGATGACCCGGAGGAGACACCTGAGGAAGCTGACGACCAGTTCGAAGAAGAGCTTATTGCGGCTATGGCTACCCCTATTGAGGATGAGTCTAGCGCTAGTGCTGTTGTTCCTCTTTTGATTCGTGGTCCGGTGGAGCTTGGTAAGGAAATCAAGCACATTAAGTTCGAACGTGCCTTCGAGGATTCAATGAATGCTCGTTATGAGCGTCTTCTTGAGCGTATTTTGCAGGGTTTGGACGTGCCTAAGGACACGGTTACGGGTTTGGCGAACGTTAAGTATTCTAACGCTATCCAGATTGATGAGGCTTTGTATAAGGCTCACATTGAGCCGATGCTTCTGCTTATTGTAGACTCGCTCACTGTTATGTTCTTGCGTCCGTATCTGAGAAGTCAGGGCTGGAGTCAGGCTGATGTTTCTCGGGTTGTTATTTGGTATGACCCGTCTTCTGTTGCTACTCGAAATGACCGTGCGGCGGATGCTGACAGTGGTTTTGAGAAGATGGCAATTTCTGGAGATACGTGGCGTCGTGCTCATGGGTTTACGGAGGCGGATGCTCCGTCCCCTACTGAGATGGCTTTGCGTATTCTTGTTGAGAAGGGTTCGTTCACGCCGGAGCTTTCTGAAGCATTGTTGACGGTTGTGGCTCCTGAGATTATGGCGGCTGCTCGAAAGGCCCAGCAGGGGGCTAGTGTTGCTCCTATTCCTGGCGAGGCTGCTGACATTTTGGGTGGTAATACAACTCCGGGTGGTGGCGCTCCGGCGGAGGACCCTAACGCTGAGCCTGGGGCTGAGCCGGTAGAGCCTGAGGGTGAGTCTACGCCTCCGGGTGAGGATGGTCCTCCATTCCCACTTGCGGAGCCGGGAGAAGTCTGATAGGATGATGATATGGAAACTATAACTACGATTGTCTTTTCAGACATTAACCACAAAGAGTTTTGTGCTGTCTATTATGATGGTAAGACTTTGAGGGGCTCTAACGACATGGGTGTTGGTATGTATGAGCCGTATTTGGAGCAGGGAATGACTGTAGAGGCGTGGGTTGAGCGTTTCTCTGCTTGGACAAATGGTTATGTTTTTTCTGAAGTGGTGCCTCAGTAACACGTATCAACTATAATTTATCTGGTACGCTAGATTAAGTAAATATAAACCCCTAATCTAGAGGAATTATCCGGTGTCTGAAGACCTTTTTGCCCTTCTTGCTGGTGGTAACAGCCGTCTTGCTCGTTCTGCACGGGCCAAACTTCAGTGGCGTGACCGTTATGGTCGCTGGATTAATATGGGTGGTGGCGTTAAGTTCAAAATCCGTCTCTCGAACGGTTCTACGCCTTCTGTCAATGGTACTTTTGTGGGCGCTAAGAGTCCTACCGTTGGTCAGGTTTATGTTACGAATGACCCTAGTGGGTTGAAGAATGGTTTCTACGATGTTTCTAGTGGAAATGCTCAGGAGATTCTGACATCTCTTGACCCAGATTATTTGAAGAGCCGAGACATTACGCTTGGCAAGGATGTCAGTGGTAATTCTGTCGCGTCTCGTATTGACAGTGATGTTCCTAATATTGCTCAGATTCCTTATTCTGAAGCGCCTGAGGGTTGGGTTGTTTCTAAGCGGGATAAGAACAAGAACCCTACGTCTTTTGCTACGGAAGAGGGGGATTATGGTTATGACCTAGCCACATGGGGTTTCCCGATGATGTGGAAAAAGGACAGCGAAACCTATGTGAAGGTTTCTGATTGGTCTGAGGGTTTGCAACTTATTGACAGTATTGACAAGGATGAGTCTGCCTGGGGTGTGGGTGCTGATGGTGCTGCTCCGGCTGGGCCGTCTCGTGATGAGCTTGAGGCTAAGCTTGCGAAGTTGAATGAGCAGTATCCGAAGACGGAGAATGCTGCTGCTTTGCGTCGTTTGGATAAGCAGATTGCTGCTGTTGAGGCTCAGCTTGAGGAGGTGCCTGAAGGGGACGTGGACGCAAATGCAAATGCGGATGCGCCTGCTGCTTTTAGCAACGGTATTGACACTGATTTGCATGGTGTTGCTAAAGAGGGTTTCATTATTCCTACAGGGAAGAAGTCTGAGAATAACAC